TGCAGTGGTTCCGGTCGAGGCCTCGGCAATCGGAGTTAGAGCCTGACCAACCTTCTGCTCGAGCGCCCCAACCTCTTGGGCAACAAGTTGCTGGGTGAACTGAGCAAGCTGCTGCTGCAGGCCAGCAAGAACAGCTTCCTGCTGTTTCTGCTGCTCAACAGCAGCAGCCTGCTGCTGCTCTGGAGCCATCTGCGGATCCAACTTCAAACGGAAGTCGCGTGGTAGCCCGGCGTAAACCAAAATCTGATTGAACATCTCCACCAGCTGACCAACCCCAGTGGCCTGCACGATCGCTGGATTGCTGAACATGGTCTGGAACGTCTGAATCATCGTCCCGGCCAGCTTGCTGTCGGCAATGCGGTTGACGCCGTCGCGCTCGGACGCGAAGCCGTCGAGCCTGAGAGCCTTCTTGTCCCCCTTAACGCCAGCCTTAGCACCATCCCCGCCCTCCTCTTCGACTTCGAACCCCATCTGCTTGAGGGCTGCCTTCTTCTGGTCGTTGAGGTCTGCGATCTCGGCAAACACCTCATCCGAGCTGTAGGACATCATCGCGTCATAAAGCAGGCGCTTCCGTGCGCGCATGCCAGAATCGATCATGCCGCCAGTGAACTCCAGCCGCACAGACGTATTGAGATTGACGATGCTGACCTCTGTTGCGCTCTGCTCGTGGCTTGCTGGGGCCCCGAGTTCCTGGGCGCTGAAGCCGAGCATGCGCTCCATGACCTCGATCATCACGCGAATCGCCCCGGAGATCTCATTGGTCTCCAGCTTGTCGAACTTCGCAGTCCAAAACGCCTCACGCTCAGACTGCTGAGCGAAGCCGAGTTGGCGCTTTGACACCGGAATCCACGTCCTCGTGCGGAACCGCTTCTCACCGAGGTTGCGAATCTTATCGATGTCCTTCTGGTCAAGAAGGTCAGCATTCCAGAACGTGGCCGTGTCCAAGTTGTTCTTTACGCTGAGCAGATACTGCGTCAGGTAGTTGCCGAGGTGGTCCTGCCACGGAAGCAGCTCGAGGGCCAGCGATGTGTTGAACGCCCGGTTCTGGTCGGCGTCGTAAAGGTAAGCAACGGTGGGAACGTACGGGAGCGGAGCCGCGTAGATAATCGTGTCATCACCAGCAACGACAAAGCGCATCCAGATCGGCTTGTCGTAGTCGAACATGTCGTGATCCTTCGGGATCAGCTTCTCGAAGTAGCTCACGACACACACAGACGCATCGTCGTCGTTGGTTGAGTATGCGAATGCGCGCTCAGTCCGATCGTTCGTCTGCTGGGTTGCAGTCGGCCACTTCGCGACACACGGATAGAGCTTCGAGTAAAGGTCCCACGACGGACTCATCGCCCACTTGTGCTTGTCGCGGCCGAACGTGATCGACTCAGTGTTCCAGTACGCACCAGAAGCCTTGAGGTCTCCGTATCGAACGAGGTCCCAGTAACCAGAAAACTCACAGCCTGTGTTCGTGTTGAACGTGCTCGGCCGGTGAGCTTGGTCGATGAATGTTCGCGTCGGATGCGGAATGGCAAATCGAACACCCTCGCGATCAATGACTTCCTCCTGCTTGCCGGACTCGTTGATCACGTCCTGCTTCTCACAGAACCACTCCTCCTGTGGGAAATTGAAGCACGACCCGTAAAGAAGGGTCTGAAGAATCGACTGACGCTCGTCCTCGCGATACCCCATCTCGGTGGCCATGCGCTGAACTCGATCCGTGATGATCTCGGTCTTGGTCCTGTTGACCATCGTGAGCTTCAGTGGCTCATACTTGTAGAGCGGATACAGGTCTCGATCGTTGAACAACTTTGCCCACCGCAGCTTGGTGTAGGCCGCAACGATCGGGACGAAGATCTGAAAGAACGTCGGCAGATCCAGCCGCATCACCGGGTTCCCGTTCTTGGTGGCGCACTTATCCCCCTCCCACTGCTCAACCAACATCGAATCAAGACTCCAGTCCTTGACCGCTTGAAGAACTTGGTCGGTGGACGGATTGCGAGACAGGAACCCCTCAACCAACGTGAATGTTATCTGTCGCTGGGTGACGTCGTAGGCACGATCAATCGCCCAGTATGTCTGGGCATTCTCCTGGGTGCGCTTGATGCCGTCGTGGATCCTGCTGGACGTGCGATTGATCCAGGATTTGAGCTTCTCTGACTTTTCCTGCGACTCGAACTTTGCCTTGAGCGCCTCGACGGTTCCGCCCTTCGACTTAATGACATCCAGGTCGATCATTTGACTCCAGAGGTGAGGCGGCGCAGGTCCGTGCGTGTCCTGTCTGCCAGAATGTTGTTCACAACGGCCGCACGCTGTTTATGCCCAGGCTTGCAGTAAACCTTGAGGACCATCTTCGGTCGGATAGCAACCCCATCACACACCACTTTCGCCGGAAGCACAGACTCCGAGTTGGCGATCGTGTAGTGCATCCTCGCGCCAGGTTCCCGGCGCAGCTTGACGTCACGAACAAGGATCGCAAGGTCAGTAGACCCATTGCGACCCTCGATGAATTGAACCTGAGCTTCGCTCATTTCTTCTTCCCGCTTATCGCGATAACAACAGCAGGAGTAAGCCCCGCACGGGGGCCGACTTTGGGTCTTTCTTCAGTCACTTCTTCCCCTTCTTGCATTTCTTCTTCAACCTCACCCACCTCCTCTCCGGCTTCCTCGACGGTTTCAACCTCAGCCTCGCCAGTGGCCAAGCCATCACTCACATCAGTAACCGTGAATGAGAGGGTCACTACCTTGGTGTCTCCAACCTCGCACTCGCCAAGCTCGTCAACCGGAAGCGTCAATGTTGCCATAAAGGTGTCCTTGCTTTGGACTCTCCTTAGCAATACATTGCGAGTGCGATACATGCAAGCCCCAACATGTTGGGGCCCACCACCACCATGACATGATCGACAAAAACGGACGATGGATCCCAACAATGGTGCCAAAGGGCTACACATTGTTCGAGGAGAACCACAGATACCTCCTGGTTGACGGCCCTAGAAAGTCAGCCAAAACCCTGTCGATCCTCAACAAGCTATGCCGGCACGCCTGGGAGAATAGTGCTGCGTGCATCGCAATCGTCACCAAGACAACGAAGAACGCCAAGGCCGGCGTGTGGTCTGATTTGACCAAGTTCATCATCCCACACTGGGAGGAGCCCAACTTCGGATTCAGGTACACGGTGGAGCCGAAGATGGCAGTGGACACAAAGATGTCCTACTGCCGAGTGCGCAACAGATTCGGCATGGAGTCCGAGTTCCAGATTCACCCCCTTGAACGAGCCGCTGACGCTGAGGAAAGATTCAAGGGCACACGCTTCAGTATGGTCTACCTATCCGAGGCTGACCACTTTGAGGACCGCATTGTGTTCGACATCCTGTCAGACCAGCTGCGCGTCATCGGAATCCCATACGAGAACCACCAGCTCATCGCGGACTGCAACCCACCAGAAGACGGAGAGGACCATTGGCTGCACGACGTGTTCTTCAAGGTTCACCACGGGGAGCAATACCCACAGCACTTCAAGAACCTGTTCTTCCGCATCCCGTTCACAATCTCAGACAACACGCTGCTTCCAGAGAACGAGCGCATCGAGTTGGAGACGAAATATAGCCACGACCAAAACCTGCACGACAGGTACGTGAAAGGACTGTGGGTAAAGGACAAAGCCATCGGCCACTTCTCAGATCACTACGCACCAAGCATTCACGTCATCGGAGACACATCGTCGCGCAGGGAAGACGAATGGGAGGTGATAGTCCCCGGCGATAAAACCACAGAGCTGTTCAGTGGGTGGGACCTCGGCGACGTCAATCACGCCGCAGTGATTGCAGCAAAGAGAGACCTCGGAGAAGACTCTGCGTGGGATGTCATCGATGAGATTGTTCTGCTCGAGAGAAACATATCGATTGCAGACTTCACAGAGATGTTCGTCGAGAGAATGGACTACTGGGAGTCCTACATGAAGCAGCACACGAAGAAGGATATCATGTGGAGGCATTGGTCTGACTCGAGCGCCATGGCATACCGATCAGCGTCTGACTCAAACGACCAACTGATAGTGAGGCAGCATTCACTTGGAAGAATCTCACTGATCGGGTTCCAGAAAACAGCCGGCAGCGTCAAACGCCGCATCGGCCTCGTTAAGAAACTGCTGTTTGAGCGCAGGCTATTTGTGTCGGCTCAATGCATAGAAACCCAGCGCATGTTGGAGAACCTCAGGCCTGGAAAGAATAAGGGCGAACTGATTAAGGACGGATCCAGGGAGAAGCATGTGTTTGACGCGCTCACCTACATGCTCCTTTCAGAGTCTCCAATGGACGTGGAGATGAGAACGGTGTCTACCGTGAAACCAAGGGTTGTTTTCGCCAACGCATGAAGCTCGTAAAGCTGGATGAAGA